CGTCCCTCTGGTAACTGTCGCATCTCTTTGCCCAGCAATGGTTGTCCATTCGGGTTCGCTTTCTGTTCCCGTATTAACTTTTACCAAAATATCCGCTCCCGGTATTTTTTCAGCCATTTGTTACACCTCCGCAAATAGTTTAAATCTCATTTCTAAAACTCCATGCCTAATACCATCTTCTTCAATCAAAAACCTCACATTATCAACCAATGGTCTTGCCGCAAAAGAATTTAAAGAACTCACCAAAATATCAATTATCTGGTCAATAATCTCTTTTGCTTCTTTCATCCCCGGATAAGCACTCCACACGTTTATCCGGACTACTATATCGCTTCCTAAAGATTCCTTTGTAGAGAAATCAGTTCCTATATCCTCACCAATCGTAACGTAAGGGAAAGGGGTTCCCTCTAATACGTTGTCATAGACTGGAATATTTAAATTAGAAGTTAAAGTTGAGTAAATTAGAGACTGAATATCAATGAACATGGAACTTGAGCCCCCTCAACCTCTGTTTTTCCTTCTCTACCGCTGGTCTCATATATGGTTGAGCCCTTTGCTTACTGGTTCCATATTCNACNAANNCTGAATAAGAAGCAGAAGCTCTAACGTATGCTAAAAGCTTACTCTGGGGTTCGTAAAGTATAGAATTCATTAAATTACCAGTCCTTACCGGTGCTAGCCATTTTGCCTCAAGCTGTATTTTGATTGCGCTATCATGAACCGTTTGCGATAGTTTTTCCATATTCTGCTGTGCCTTTCGTTCAATAGTAGAAACAGCAGCCTCTACACCCCTAACGTTAATCTTCATGGTGTCATCTCCTTACAGGTTAAAGTTAAAAAGCGCTTCCTTTCTTCTTCGTCTATAACCCCTACTATATTGAAAATCCTATCGCCATAAATAACTCTCATTCCTGCTTTAATTTCAGAATAATATCGAATGGTAACTCGATGGCTTATTTCAGCTCCTACTTGTTGAGCCAAATAGGCTTCAGTCATTCTAACTGGTTTAATATTTGCCCAGCAAGATAAAACTTCCTGCCATGCCTCAACTTGTCCTCCCAGTCCATCGCTGGTGTAGTTCTTTTCTTCAATAGTAATCCTGTGCCTTAAGTCTCCTATTCTCAAAATGACACCACCCGATAAGGATAAAGTATGCTAATTATTGTGGGAGGAAGCCCAACCCCAGTCAAAACTTGAGCATTATATTTAACTTCAGTTGGTTCTCCTGCTCTATTCTCATATAAATGAGCAATTAGCATTAATATCCCAAGTTTAATGCCCCCCGGAACCTCTTCATAGCCAGCTTGATAAGTAATTACCAAGTTTCTATATAGAAAAGAGCTAATCTTTAAATAATTCTCTCCTATCAAGTGGTATTTATCCGGGTCTATTAAGTGTCCATTAGTCGCTACTGAAACAATCTCAAGAACTGGAGGATATGGTAAAACAACGCCATTATCATAATCAGTTACTAATTCCCAAGTTTGAGGCATAATTGACCTACGCAAATACTTCTCCACCGCTTGCCGTGATGCTGTTATTAAGGCTTCAATAAGCTCATTATCATCTTCTGTGTCTATCTTTAGGTGTAGTTTTGCTTCATCTAACGTCACGGGTTCATTTTCTGGAGGTTCTATTTGTCTTAAAAACATCTTTCACCTCCGGAGAGCGGTCTATTGCCTTATCTTCTTCAGCCACTCTCGCTTTAATCCAATCTTTAGCTGTCTTTTTATCTACCTCAACTACCGAACCGGGCAATAAAACCCGGTTCGGAGTTATTAAGGTTTTTAATATACGAACCTTCATTTTAACTTGCAGGAACTTTTAGAATTCTTAATGCATCCGGTCTTATCACACCGCCACCAACTCTAAAGTGAACCTTAAAACCAATCAGCCCTTGCTCAGAATAGAGTTCAACCAGTCTTTGCAAGGTCATTCCTAATCTATCAATTACTCTATAACCTGCCCTAACATCACCAAAGATAACTACATCAGCAGCAGTTCCAGCAGTAGGAATTACTGGCATGTCGTCTTGATTATATACAGGATATCCATCGAGAGTAGCAGGTCTTCCAGCCTGTAAAGAGGGTTGCCACAAATATTGACCCTGTCCGTCTACTGTCGTAGTATCTGTACCTACTACTGTTACATTAATGCTCGATTTAAGTAGTCTCAATGCTTTTTCGGTTTTGGAGTTCATAATGAAAACTCCATTTTTCCGATATTGAGCAGGAACTTCATACGGTAAGCCAAGTATATCATCGGCAGTAATAGCCCCAGGCTGTCCAGCATTAACTCTTGCAACTACTGTTCCATTTAAGATACCTTCTGGTTGCCCATTAGAATGCCCAGTTCCGGTTATAAAAGCTGTATCTTCGGTTTCTGCTATTGCCCGAGCAAAACTATCGCTAATAATTGCCTCTAATGCAACATCAGTATCCATTAACTCATCTTCGCCAACCTTAGTTAATCCGTATAGGTCTTCTACGTATTGCCATTCTTCACTAGGAACCAAAGTTTCCTCAGGAATCGTAGGACTTGTCATTGTTTCTAACTTACCCCAGCCCACTATAACCTCGTTTAAGCTCCGTCTACGAATTCTGTCGCTTCTTATAGTCCTGACTGTAGCTAAATTCCTAATAATCGTTATTTTAGGCAATTCCCGATAGATTTCGGATTCTAACTCTTCAGGAATAAGAATCTGTCCATCTGTATCGGATACAAGAGCTTTGGTTTCCTCTGGAGTTAAGGCTTGTTTCCCTTCTCTCATAAATTTAAAAAAGGCTTTCTTCTGGAAATTATCCTCTTTGCTTTCCCCAGCCGGAGGACGCTTAATTGCCAATTCTAACTCATCAATCCGAGAATTAACCTTTTCCTCAAATTCCTTAAATTCTGATTTGGAAAACAATCCTTCTTGAGTTTGTTCCCATTTTTCCCTTAACTCTTTAACCAATAATTGCATTTCTTTAATTTCATCCATGTTGTTCAACCTCCAAAGAGTTTTTAAATTTCCGTAATTCATCTATCAATCCAGCAAATGACGGCTCTTTTTTCTCCTGAGTGTCTAAAGACGGCTCAGGGATAAAGAGTGTCGATTTCCAAGGTGGTGTCATATCCATCTTTTTATAGTATTTCTCAATATGGTTCTTAACCCCCGGAACATCTGAAGCAGGGATATCAACTCCCCCTCTTGCCCCTTGTATTGCAGCCGCAGCGGCAATAATGGCTCTGGGAACAGCGTATAACCTTCCATCAATCACATCAGCTATAGGTAATTTATAAGCTGTAAGGTTGTCGGCGTTCTCCTCGTCATACCATAAAAACCCTTTACGGTATTTATCTATATCTTCTTCTGCCCAATCAGCCAACCTTTTTCTTGCTTCACCTGCATCCCATTCCCTGTCTTCATCCGCTAATGGCAAATCTTGATAAGGAACTACAGCCTTAATATTAGTTACTTGAGCAAGGGGGTTCATTGGAAAAGTAACCAAACTGATTTCCCAGAGCCTTATTTCTTTCAGTCTTCGGATATCCTTTTCCCAAACCTCTTTAATGGTTTCAAATCCTATTGACATTCCCTTAATTGCCCCTTGTCGAATTAGCGAAAACTTCTCCCTACCTAATTGAGTATCGAGATTTATTTGAGACCTACTCTTCAATCCTTTATTATCTTCTTCCATCTCAAAAACTAATCCCAAAACTTCGGGGGGTTGATGATACCACAAGAGGGGAACGTTTTTTCTCTCATTAATTGTTTTTTTAAATGCTCCCGGGTCAATAATGTCATTTCCTAAATCTTTATTACCAAATACAGCCGCATAACCTTCTACTATGCCATTGTCTTCAACTGACTTGATATCAAACATAAAGTCTTTTGTTTCCATATCACACCTCCACGTCATAACCTATTGAACATCTGCACCTCACGTGAGCAGGGCAAAGAAAACTCACTTCCTGTATTTCATTTCTCTCATTCTTAAATGAAAATATCTCTTCATATCCAACTGTTACCCCATTCAGCGGAGCACATATGTCACAAACCATCTCGTCCTCTGCTGTTATCCAAACTTTTCTAATCCTACTCGTATCTGGCAAATAGCCTTTTTCGGATGCCTGAGTAACAGATTCATACTGCCCTTGATTCCAAGCAAACGATAATTCAGTTCGAGCAATTGATTCTGAACGATATCTGAGTAATTTCTCTGCATAACTACTAACTTGTTTCTGAATTACCGAACGGGATAATCCTTCAGCTGTTAATGCTTCTTCGAGTTTCTGAACTGCAACCGCTTGTCTCTTCGTTAATCCTATAACTGGTCTTAATACCCTTGCTAACTCATCAGGACTACTCGGAGCTTCTACTGTATAATGTCTAATAATTGCCCTAACTGCTTCCCGCTGCTGAACGGTTAAGTTGGTAATCAACTCTCCTCCCCGGGTCTGTATCCATTCATCAATTCTTCTACCAGTAGGAGTAAAGAAAAAAGGTTCTCCAACTGCTGGAGTTATTCCCTCTTCTGCCATCNTTTCCCCNGCATCNCGGAATGCTTCNCGCCACTCCGGGTCTAAAGTATTATTTACAAAATCAGCATAATCGTCTTGCCATGCTAACATCCATTCAACTGGAACTTCTTTATTCGCAACTGCATATTCAATTTGTGTTCGAGTTATTGCTTCTCTTTGTCTATTCCATAATTTCAATGCTTCATCCATAACTATCGGTTCGTGTCTTCCTAAAAATAATCTCAAGAACCGTAAGCTATCCCCCGGGATTCTCATTCTTCATCCCCAAAAGTTAAAGGTAAAAGGTTAGCTGGAGCAAGCAAGACGTCCGCCCCTTCCTTTCTGTCGTATCCCAACAATTCTCTTGCCTCATTTGGAGTTAAAACCCCACTCTTTACCGCCTCCAATGCTTGTTTCCAAACCTCTTGCCTATCCTCTTGTAATGCTTCGATTTGGTCATGGTCGTAGTCTAAAATAAAACCCTCATCAAATTTAGGGGTTAGCCAATTATTCAATTCATCTTTCAACCAATCGAGAAGAGGGAGAACGGTTTCTGTATAAAGTGATTTCCTCGCTTCTCGATAATTAGAAAATGTTTTTTGTGATGCATCTCCTATTAACTCTGGAGGAACATGATAAACAATAGCAATCTCTCTGGCTGTAAGTTGTAATCCTTCAATCCACGACATATCGGCGGGAGATAAACCTATGTTTTCCCAGCTTAAGCCGCCTT